TGGCTCTATCGAGCGCGATTGGTCGGACCACGATCATGCCGACGGCGACGGTGCGCAGATTGCCTACAGCAGCCTGTCAGGACTGCCGAGCCTAACCGATATTGCTACCGCCACCCCAGCCGGTGGCTTGTCAATTCAAAACGGTAACCTTGTTCCTCCCGAAACCATTAAGTTAATTGTTTCTGATCTAGGAGAAACTGGGATAGCAACTGGCAATTCTAAAAGTGAGGTCCGAATTGATCGAGCGTTTGTAGTGCTCGGTGTGTGGTGGAACTGCCACCCTAGCGCAATGGCCAGCGCAGGAACTAGCGAGGCAAGACCTTACATCCGCACAGGCGCTGGTACTACATCCGCCGGCACTAAGACAAATCTGCTCACAAGTGCCGGTAACATTGCCTCACTAGCAGCATCGGTTCATACCGTTGATGCAACGTCACTCATCAGCGGCGGCACTTATTCGGGCTCCGCTGGGGACTGGCTGGGGGTCGATATTATGTCAATAGGGGCTGGATCATCCGGCCATCAGCTTACCTACCTCCTCCGTTACTCCTAATCATGGCTATCGTTACTAACCCTATCACTGGCGTTGAATACGATGACGTCAGTGGAAATAGCATCAAAAAGTTTGTTGCTGTAGAGTCTAACGGAACGGTTCGCAACCCTAACGGGGGCCCATGGCCATACAACGAAGGCGGCGTCCACACACAGCCTTATGACTACTACGAGCTAGTGTCGTTTGAGGCGGCTCCTTTTGATGCTGAGTTATTCACAGTTGATAACCAAAATAGCGGATGGAGCGTAAAGCCCGCTCGCAACCAAGCCGGTGAGTTTGTAGCCGTACCCGATGGCCACCCCCATGGCACCTATGAGTATGGCCAAATGATAAAGCGCCGCAGCATGGCTGAGCTAAAAATATTGGCTAAAGGTTATGCGGATCGTTACAACGCAATGCTATGGCCGCAGGAAAATGGTTATACTGAGAAGCATGAATATGCAAAAGGGGAGGTATTGGCAAACAACCGGCTGCCGCAATTTATCGCTTTAATTGAAAGGCATAATGCGTTATTGGCAGCATCATTTCATAATGACGCTCGCTTGGCTCAACTATATGCCGAAATTGATGCTGCCGGTGAAGATGGCGCTGTTGATTTTGTAGTGGGTCAAATGGCTACTGAGGCATTTCCCGAAGGATGGGTAAATGGTATCCCCGAATGATAGATTACGACTGCCGCCGCCATGGATCAGCCCTGCTGCTGGGATGCCAGATCGTGAGGTACGGCCAGTGATCATCGTTCAGCGGCGCCGGCTTCTCTATCCCGCCTATGTCCAAGATTACCTAGATAGGGTCACAGCTGCTGATGTAGCTGCAGGTAATACAAGCGGGCTGGAGGTTGGGGTAACTGATGGCGCAAATACGTTTATTCAGGATTTAGTTAACGATGGCTTGCTAGGTGTAAGCGGTGGGGTGATTTCACAGGCTGCTAGTGTCATCAAGGCATCAGTGCCAATGGCCGGTGCCCGCACCCGCCTAGGCGCAATGACGCCGCTGGTTGGCTCAGCGCCTACATCGTTTAATTTTGGGGATAATGACTACAATCGGAAGACGGGGCTGGTGGGGGATGGGAGTACGAGGTATTTGGACAGCAATCGGAACAACAATGCTGATCCGCAGAACAGCTTTCACTTATCGGTGTATGCGTCAAGCGCCAGTCAAATAGCAGCTAACAGTCTTATTGGTGCTCGGTTGACTGGCGATAATGAATCAGGAAGGATCATTTTTCTAGCCGCAACACCTGCTGTCCGAGCTAATGCAAATTTCAATGGGGTTATTACGGTAGCATCTGCATTTTCTTCTGGTTTTGTAGGTGTTCGCAGAGCAACAAGCACAAGCGCAACTCTTAGATTTGCCGCAGTAAATACAGATGACACATCAACATCAACAAGCGTTGCCGCAAACTCGCTGAACATTTCTGTTTTTGCAAGGAGGACTGGAGCAAGCACTTTAGACATCTACTCCAACGCCCGCCTCCCCTTCTACAGCATCGGTGAATCCCTAGACCTCGCCATCCTCGATACCCGCGTCACCGCGTTGATCAACGCCTACGCGGCGGCCATCCCATGACCGCCCCCAGTATCCGCGAGCAGATCCTCGCCTACATCAAAACCACCGTGCTGCCCGGCACAGTGCAGGTCGGCAGCAGGATCTACCGCAGCCGCGCGCAGGCCTATGGCCGCAGCGAAGCGCCAGCTATCAGCATTAGCCCTGGTGAAGACAACCCAGCAAACGCGCAGCGCACCATCGGCGCCAGTCTCGGCAAACTGGATCAGGTGTTGCCGGTGCTAATCGAAATCTACGTGCGCGGCGATGTGCCCGATCAGATAGCGGACCCGATCGGCGTCGATGTTCACGCCCGCATGATGGCTGATCGCAGCCTCGGCGGTTTGGCTAAAGAGGTGCAGCCCGACGGCTGGCGGCCGGAGTATGAGCAAGCCGACGCCACCGCCGGCTGGATCGGCCACCGGTTTTTAATCCGCTACCGCACCCGCGACGACGCCATTAACGCGGCTCCATAGGCTGAGGTAGTGAAGCCGCACACCCAGCGCATGGCCGACCAATACGAACACCATGGCCTAAGCGGCGAGTATGTAATGCTCCCGTCCGGAAAGCTGGTGTCTGCTGCTGAAGCCAAAAAGGCTAAACCCGTGCCTCAACCTGCCAAACCCGCGCCGAAGGGCCAGAACTGATGGGACTCCTGATTCGTAATAGCTTTTTACTGGCCAAGGCCGAGGACGCCTACGGCGTGCTCGGTTCGGCAATTACCAGCACCGACGCGCTCAAGATCATCTCCATGGAGATCAACCCGATCACCGGCCCCAGGGTGGATCGGGCGCTGATCAAGGGCTATCTCGGCGCTGATCGCCAGCCCTTGGCCAATGAGCATGTTGGGGTAACGATCACCTTTGAGTGGGGTGGCAGCGGAGTGGCGGTTACGGCGCCGCGCTTCTCGCCGCTGCTGTTGGCCTGCGGCATGAACCTAACCTCCGTGGCCGCAATCACGGGCACACCCACCGCCGGCGGCACTAATACCATCACCCTGGCGGATCTTGGAGGCAGCAACCCTCTCAGCAACGCCTACCTGGGCTTCCCGATCGAGATCACCGCTGGCCTCGGCGCTGGCAGCAAGGGCGTGATCGAGACGCACAACGGCGCAACCCGAGCAGTCACGGTGGTGCCCAGCACCGCGACGTTTGTGACCGATGCAACCAGCGTCTACAGGATTGCGCCGCTAAGCCTTTATCAGCCGATTAGCACTTTCGGCAACAGCTCTAGCTGTACTCTGGTGG